AGAAGAACTATCAGACTTTAAGTTGTATGTAGTTAATAAACTTGTACATGAAATAGAACACACGCGCGACCCTAAAGCACGCCTTACTGCACTAAGAAATTTAGGTGAAGTAGATGGTGTGGACGCGTTTAAGAAACGTACAGAAGTTACACACAAAATTTTGACTGCCGAAGAGGTAGAAAAAGAACTTTTGGAGACCTTACAAAGCCTAGAAAGTAAGGTTATTGACGTTGAAGCCCGCGAAGTAATAAAGCACGATGCAAAAACTGACGCCTGAAGCTATCTTCAAGCTGCGACAAGCCTTGCCAGCCATGCCTGACAAGCAAAAAAGGCGTACTCTTGATTTGTTAAAACAGTACGATGCACAGATGACCCAGACTTTGGGTAAGGAGAGTTTCCTTGATTTCATCAATCACGTCTACCCAGGTTATAAAGTCGGACCTCACCATCTTAAACTTATTCAAATCTTTGAAGATATTGCTGCTGGCAAGAAAAAACGCGTCATTGTTAATATTGCTCCACGACATGGTAAGTCTGAGCTCATATCCTATCTTGCGCCAGCATGGTTCTTGGGTAAGTATCCACAGAAAAAAATTATTATGGGATCTCACACTGCGGATCTGGCTGTTAACTTTGGCCGTCGTGTGCGTAACCTCGTTGGATCGGACGCTTATAAAGGAATATTTCCGCAAGTAGAGCTTCAGTCTGACTCTAAATCTGCTTCAAGATGGGGGACAAACTTCAATGGCGAATATTTTGCGATTGGTGTGGGTGGCGCTCTTGCTGGTAGGGGCGCTGACTTATTTATTATTGACGATCCTCATTCTGAACAAGAGGCAAAAACAGGACGGCCTGATGTTTTTCTACCTGCTTGGGAGTGGTTCCAGTCTGGCCCTCTCCAGCGTCTTATGCCTGGGGGCGCTATCATTATTGTGATGACTCGTTGGTCCAAATTAGACCTGACGGGCATGATTGTTCAACAAACTGAACGAAATGAAGACGTAGATCCGTGGGAAGTGGTCGAATTCCCTGCAATTAAAGACGACGGACAGGCACTTTGGCCAGAATTCTGGGATGTTGAAGAGCTTTTATCAAAGAAAGCAGCTTTAGACATCCGTTATTGGAATGCGCAGTACATGCAGCAGCCAACTTCTGAGGAAGGGGCGCTAATTAAACGCGAATGGTGGAAAATTTGGGACAAAGATAGTCCTCCCGACTGCGAGTTCATCATTATGTCGCTTGATGCTGCGCAAGAAGCTACCAATAGAGCCGACTATAACGCGTTGACAACGTGGGGTGTGTTCTACAACGAAGAAACCAACAACTTCTGCATCATTTTGCTCAATGCCATCAAGAACAGGATGGAGTATCCAGAGCTTAAGAAGATGGTGCTTGAAGAATACAAAGAATGGGAGCCTGATGCGTTCATGGTAGAGAAGAAATCCAACGGATCGGCTCTGTATCAGGAGTTTAGGCGCATGGGCGTGCCCGTAGGGGAGTTTACTCCGGGCAAAGGACAAGACAAAATAGCGCGTGTGAACGCGGTGTCTGACTTGTTTGCATCAGGCATCGTGTACGCACCAGACCACCGGTGGGCTAAGGAAGTAATAGAAGAGTGCAACGACTTTCCAGCCGGCACTAACGACGACTTGGTGGACTCAACGACGCTTGCGCTGTTAAGATTCCGACAGGGTGGGTTTTTACGACTTCCGACAGACGAGCCGGAAGATAATTTTTTAAAACAGTATCGCAAAAAAGCTGCGTACTACTAAGGATACATCATGGCGACAAATATGGACAAGGCTCTGTACGAGGCTCCTCAAGGACTGGATCAGTTGGGGGCAGCTGAAGAGCCAATCGAGATTGAGATTGAAGACCCTGAGGCAGTGCGTATCAAAGCAGGGGACGTGGAAGTTGAGATTGAGCCAACAGAGGACGATGATGAGTTTAGTAAAAACTTAGCTGAAGACATCCCTGAAGATGTTCTTGCCTCACTTGCTACAGAACTAATTGGGGACTATGAGTCTGATGTATCTGCCCGCAAAGATTGGGTGCAAACTTATGTCGATGGTTTAGAACTTCTGGGCTTGAAGATTGAAGAAAGAACAGAGCCTTGGCCCGGCGCATGTGGCGTGTATCACCCACTGCTGACTGAAGCAGTTGTGAAGTTTCAAGCTGAGACAATGATGGAGACATTCCCTGCAATGGGGCCTGTCAAAACAAAAATCATTGGCAAAGAAACCCCCGAGAATAAAGACGCGGCGGAGCGAGTTCAAGAAGATATGAACTATCAGCTTACTGACGTGATGAAAGAGTACAGACCTGAGCATGAGCGCATGCTCTGGGGCTTGGGCCTTGCTGGTAACGCGTTCAAGAAAGTTTATTTTGATCCTTCTCTTGATCGTCAGGTGTCTATGTATGCGCCAGCGGAAGATGTGGTTGTGCCTTACGGTGCTTCAAGTCTTGCTGATGCAGAACGTATCACGCACGTCATGCGTAAAAATAAAAATGATTTGAAGCGCTTGCAGCATGAGGGTTTCTACCGTGATATTGACTTGGGTGAGCCTACCCAGACGATGGACGAAGTAGAAAAGCGTATTGCAGAAAAGATGGGCTTTCGTGCAACACAAGACGATCGTTATAAACTTTTGGAGATGCAGGTTGATCTAGACCTCAAAGGCTATGAGCATAAAGACGAAGACACAGGCAAAGAGACGGGGATTGCGCTCCCATACATCGTCACGATTGAAAAGGGCACGACGAACATCCTTGCGATCAGGCGCAACTGGGAACCAGACGACGACCTCTGCCAGAAACGCACACACTTCGTCCACTACGGTTATATTCCCGGGTTCGGTTTTTATAATTTTGGCCTTGTCCACCTTATTGGTTCTTTTGCTAAATCTGGTACTTCTATTCTTCGTCAGTTGGTGGATGCTGGAACTCTATCAAACTTACCCGGTGGTTTTAAGACTAGAGGACTTCGCACCAAAGGTGATGACACCCCAATCTCCCCCGGCGAGTTCCGTGATGTAGACGTTCCTAGCGGCACGATGCGTGACAACATCATGCCTTTGCCATACAAGGAGCCATCACAGGTCTTGGCGGCGCTCTTAAATCAAATCATTGATGAAGGTCGCAAGTTCGCTGGCGCTGTTGAGTTGCAGACATCGGACATGTCGGCACAGGCTCCCGTGGGCACTACGCTGGCAATCTTAGAGCGTCAGCTCAAGACTATGTCGGCTGTTCAGGCTCGCATCCACTACTCGATGAAGCAAGAGTTCAAACTCTTAAAAGCCATCATCCGTGACTATACTCCTCCTACTTATAGCTTTGAGCCGGAAGAAGGCGGACGTCGTGCAAAGCAGTCTGATTACGACTTGGTTGACATCATCCCAGTGAGTGATCCTAACGCTGCGACGATGGCTCAGAAAGTTGTTCAGTATCAAGCGGCTCTCCAGCTTGCTCAGACTGCTCCCCAGCTTTATGACTTACCGCTCTTGCATCGTCAGATGTTGGACGTATTGGGTATCAAGAACTATCAAAAACTTGTGCCAATTCATGATGACATGAAGCCTCGTGATCCGGTCACAGAGAACCAGAACATGCTCAACAACAAGCCTGTTAAAGCGTTTATCTACCAAGACCATAAAGCCCACATTGCGGTTCACATGGCCATGGCTCAAGATCCTCATATCCAACAGATGTTAAGTCAAAGTCCTCAATTGGCGCAGCAGCTTATGGCTGTGGGTTCGGCACACGTTGCTGAGCATTTGGGTATGGAGATGCGCAAGCAGATCGAGCAAGCTATGGGTCAAACGTTGCCACCATACAACGAAGATGCAGATGAAGTTGAGATGTCTCCAGAGATGGAGGTTCAGGTGTCTCAGATGGCTGCGCAAGCAGCCCAGCAGATTCTGCAACAACATCAGCAAGAAGCTCAACAGCAGAAGAACAAACAGATGCAGGAAGATCCGCTCATCCAGTTGCAGCAGCAAGAACTTCAGATCAAGGCACAAGAGCAGCAGCGTAAAGCGGCTAAAGATCAGGCTGATGTCATGCTCAAACAGGCTCAACTACAGATCGAGCGTGAGCGTATCAATGCTCAGCAGGAGACTGAAGGCGTGAAGATTGCAATGAAGGCGCAAGCTGACAAACAGCAGCGAGATCACACGCATGAGCAGGCTGGTTTTACGACTGGCATGGACTTACAGAAACATCAGATGATGTTGGCTAACCAGAAAGAAATTGCTCAGATGCAAGCCATGCAAAGAGCCAGACAACAACAGAAACCAAAGAAAGGTGACTGATGTACCAAACTAGACAGGCGCTGGATCTTTTAATCCAGCAAATTGATGCAAGCATCAAACAAATCGAAGAAGACTTGGGAGCCAAATCTGCTAAGTCTTACGAGGAGTACTGCAATAAATGTGGGGTTATCACAGGTCTACTCACAGCTCGCAGAAACATTGCAGACCTGACAAAAAACATGGAGAACTCGGATGAGTGAAACACCAACGTTGGATTTGAGTCAAGCAGTCGATTTATCGGCCTTGAT